AAGATGCCATTAGAGTTTGGAAGGAACTGGTTGGAATCTGAAAGCGGTATGTCCAGAGATGCGGCTCATGCTTTCAGAAAGTTTACAGGTGCTGACTTGGTTAGAGCTTATGCTACTGGATATAATCCTGAGTTTGCTATCACCAACCTACCTCGTGACTTAATGTTTTCATGGTTTAGAACTAGGGAATATTCTAACTGGATACCGTTAGCTGTCCCTCAGATGGCAGCTCGTATGTGGGAAATAAGGAAAGATGTATGGCATACAAGTGAAGACCCAAGGGGAGTTGCTAAAGAATACCTAGATGAATACGGCATGATGGATTTCATGACACAGCAGGGTGAGTTCGGTGGTAGGGCATGGCAACACACAGGGGGTAAGTCATCTTGGCAAAAGTTTAAGAACGCTGCTTCTTTCTTTGGTGCCAAGACAGAGTTGTGGGTCAGGCTGGCGTTAAGACAACAGGCTATAAAGAACAGGGCTGCTAAAAACAACGGTGTTGTTACAAAGGAAATGAGAGAGCAAGCTACTTGGATAGCTAGGGGTTATCTTGATTTTTCTAAAGGCGGTTCTTCTGTTAAAACATTAGACCACTTCGTTCCATACCTTAACGCTTCTGTTATAGCAACCACTGGTTTAGCCGAAACATTATTTGGTAAGGGTGGTACTGGGTATCGTAGTCAGAGTAAGCATGTTGTCAACGAGGGTAATGTTGTTGCATGGTTTAAGTTCGCACAATTCTTTACAATTGTTACATCATCTATAATGGCTAACTTACTTCTATGGTCAGAAGAGTATGACAGGATGGATGATAGCGACAAGGAAAAGAATCTTATCATTCCATTACCTTTCCTTAAAGACAAGGATAAGAATGGTGCCACTATTACTGGCATGTTCAAGCTACCGCTTGACCAAGGACAGACTATGATTTCAAGTTTGGCAGGTTCTCTCTTGGCAAACACGCTTAAGAGTATGGGGTATGGCAATGGGAAAACGGTACTTGATAAGTATGCAAACATAAGATCAGAAATATTTAAAGAGGGTGTCATGGTTGGTGTGCCTAACCTATCAATGCCACCTATTATAAAAGCTAGTCTCGGTTATTTTTCTAACATAGATACCTTTGGTTGGAAGCCTGTTGTTCCGGGTGAGCCTAAAGAAAATTTAGGAATGGAGTTCGCAGGTAGAACCCCATTCGATCATCCATTCTTAAGCATGACTGCCGATCAACTGAACAAACTCATGCCACAATTTGGTGGGATGATACCAGAAGAACCTTTCTCTCCTGCTAGAATAGCTTTCGTTTTTAATACAGTCTTCGTCCCTAGTAATACATTTGTTAAGGTTGTAAAAGGATTCTTTGGGGAATGGACAGGGCTTGAGAAAAAATTATTCGGCACTGGTGAGATGGATGAGATTGATAAAACAATTAGCAGGGATGTTAGAGAGGCTACTAAAATAATCCCCGGAGTTGATAGATTTTTTGAATGGACTAAAGGTGAGAACCAAGAAGATATCAAGCAGGCAGACAAGATTAGTATAAAAAATAACGAGAGAGAGTCTAGGTTTGAAGCAAAGCTTTTTGGTTACTTAACTAGGTTAAACCAGACACCGCCGCCAAAGGGACAGAGAAGCGGACTCACACCAACAGCTAATGAGTTAGTTAGGAAAGCTATACTTTATGTGAACGAACATAAATTAACTCCTGATAACAGGAAGAGAGCTATAAATAGAATCATTGATTACAAATCATACAAGGCATCTGTTGGACAGTTAGACAACCCACACTTTTGGTATAAGGCAGGGAGAGAGGGCGATCCTCTTACTAGAGCTAAGATGATTTTTTACAAATGGGAGAAGGCACCAGAGTTTAGACCACAGTTAATGCGAGAGTTTAGAAAACTAAGGAGAGTCTCCAATAAAAAAACTAAAATGTATTTGAATGCACTCATAGCAAACTACCGTGGTGAAAGAGAAATTAATCCTAGAAACAAAGGATGGTTAGCTAGATGAAGGGCATCAATGATTATGTAACCAAGGATGGTGTGCGTGTACTGCGTGTCCACTATTCTGCTGATGAAAACAAAGACCCTAATACCAAGGAAGGTTCTGACTGGATGGCTAAATCCCTGATTGGTTATCCCGGTGGTACGAGTGGAGCCAAGTGGCGTAGGGAAATGGAAATAGATTTCAATGCTCAAGGTGGACAGCTTGTATTCCCGATGATGGACAAGCATGAAGGGCGTATCTATATTCCTTCTTACGATATTATCCCAGAGACTTGGAAGTTATATGGTGGGTTTGACTATGCAGGCAGAGGGGTAACTGCATTCATGGTAGTTGCTTATGATGTAGGCAACGATGATTACTATGCAGTACATGAATTCTATAAGAAGAAGTCTGGGTATGTAGCTACATCAGATGCTATAAAAAATTACAAGTATTATGACAGGCTTGAATGGATAGCTGCTGACCCAAGCATGTGGTCTAAGACACAGGAACGTGGCAATGGTGGTGACTTGGTAAGCATGGCACAGTTGTTCAGTGAACAGGGGATACATTTTCTCAAGGGTACTAGGGGTGGTGACACCGAGTTCGCAGAGTTAATCAGTGAGCAGATGTGGGGTGGCTTTGATAAGAAACTTAAAACAAAGTGGCAACCCAGATACAGGATAACCAAGTCATGTGTTGACCACTGGCGTGAGATGTCTCAATGGCGTTACAATGAATGGACTACAAGTACAGGGATGAATAAGAACGTCAAGGAAACTATGATGGATAAGAACAACCATAGTATTGATGCTGTTAAATATTTATTCAAGATGTTGTCTAGCAACTGGATGGCTGACAAGGTAGAAAGTTTCGATATGGCTAGGCATGTGGTAAACTAATGTGGAAAGAGTGGGATGATTTTGAGAAGGAACTTGAGGAAAGAAACAAATCCTTAAAAGAAAAGGAAGAACAAAAGATGAGAAATTTTAAGAAGAAGAAGAAGGCAGAAGAGATGAAAAAGAAAAAGAAACCTAAACCACCAGTGAGGTATTGAAATGTCAGAAACTTATGTACAACCAAATACCCTGACCAATGATGATGGGGAAGAGTATGATGTTAAAATTGTTTGTTCCCATGAAGGACGCAAGAAGATGGATGACCGTGCTGCTAATGTAATGAACGTATCTATGGAGACTGCCAACAGGGTGGCATGTGGCGACATTGGTGGAAACTACTAAGATAGTAGACGGTACTGGTGGTGTATCTCTTTACTACCAGAACAAATACTACCAATGCGATAGCTTGATGGCATCAATGTTTCTTGGCAACGATGACCATACGAATGCTTATTGCATAGCAGGTTGCAGGTTAAGGAACAGGGAATACCATTTGTTCGATGAGATAACTGGCAACCTTTCACCAGAACTCACCGTCAGGATGAGGGAGTTTCTCAAGAGGAACAGGATAGAGAGGGTGATACTCTTATGTTCTGATGAAGACTTGAGGAATAGAATGAGGAAGGAACTGGGTTGTCGTTTCATATTTGAAGAAGAGAAGAGAAGAAGGAATGCTTCTATTATTCTAAGGGAATGGTTCTCAAGAAATAAACCTGGGTCAGAAGATTCTGTGCTTAAAGTATGGAGTGATTGCAGGGAAGCAATCAAGGCTAACTACCCACCCACTCGTGAGTGCATGGTCAAGCTTCTTGACTGGTATGACAAGAGAGCAAGGTCTGTCAACAGTGTGCCACAAACATTATCAATAAGGGCAGGTTACGGATGACAACAGCAACAGACAGTGATGTTATTGTAAGGAAATTCTCCAAGCAAGATACGTTCATAGACCAGATCATAATGAACCCAACTAAAAGTAAGATACAGTTGGCTCTTAAGTCTGGCTATGCAACCAAGTCAATAGATAAGACTGTCGGAAGGTTACTAAAAGATAAGTCTTTCATGGGTAGGCTTGCTGATAGGAAGAGAGAAATACAGGCTAGTCTTCTTGTATCTGCTGACAAGGTAGCCGAAGAGTACGCTCGTATTGCTTTCCTTGACCCTAGTGATTACTACCAGTATACTCAGGATGGTGGAATCATGGCTAAGAATTCTGGTCAGGTAGACTTAAGGCCAGTATTAGAACTGGAAGAGACTCGGTCAGGTAAAGGATCGAATGGTAAGAACACCGTTGCCTTAAAATTCTACAACAAAATGGATGCGTTAAGAGCATTAAGGGAGATGTTCGGTTATGACAAACCTTCTAAACACGCTCACCTCATCGCAGGGAGTGGACAAGGAATTGATTCAAAGAAAATTGAGTCAGCTATCATCGGACTCCTTGGGGGAACTACACCGCCTCCTCCTGCTTAAGCACTGGTCAGAGCATCCAAACAACTTTATATTTTCTGGGTATGTCAAGACTAAAGATGAGCATGACGCAGACAATCCAGTCAAAGCCTTCCCAGATAAAGCCTACCTTAGAGAAGTAATCAATGTAGTACATACATCAGACAGGTTGTTCATACCTAAGAGCAGACAGATAAGGATGTCTTGGGTCATGGTACTCTATGCCCTGTGGGTAGCACTGTTCTTTCCGCATCAATCTATATTCATTCAGTCCAAGAAAGAGGAAGATGCTGCTGCCCTAGTGTTTGATAAGAAGATTGAGAACTCAAGGATGAGTTTCGTTTACTTCCACCTACCAGATTGGGTCAAGGAAATGGTACCGATTGATACCAGTTATGCCAAGATAAGATTCGGCAATGGAAGTATAGTCTGGGGTATACCAGAGGGTGGGCATATCATTCGTTCTCATACAGCTAGTCTGGTTATATCTGATGAGTGTGCATTCCAGCCAGAATTTGAATCAGCTTACACAGCAGCAATACCAATGGCTAAAAAGATTATAGGTTTAAGTTCAGCATGTGGTGGTACATTCTTCGGTGATATTGTAACAGAAGTTATTGCTTGATTTGTTTTGGGTAGTAATCCCATACCACATCTTGTGTTTTTTCCTCATCTATATCAAGGTGTAAGTAGTCTTCTCCAATACCTATGCGTGTGAACAAATGATTATTGAATACCAGTTGCAATAATCTGAATCTTGCCGCACTTCCTTTAACTGCTATATCTACAGCTTCACCAACAGCATGACTTGACGTTGGATTGTTCAATGTCTCTGGGTGTTCGTCACACCTGTACCCACTGTTAACTTTTATTGGACTACCAAATAATTTACGCAGTGCGTCTAACCTTAATACTAAATCAAAGTTAATACCGTACCTGTCATGACACTTGCCACACTTACAACTAAACTCTGAAGATTTAAAATGCTTGACGAAAGACCAGTCATGAATGCTTCCATCATCAGGGAACTCACCAACATTATTTATGTTTTTCCATCCCTCTTTGCTCATTCTCTTTCTCCCTTACCAAAACATTATTAATCTGCTTCTATCATCCCTAACTATATGCCCTTGTAAAGTAATTCTGTACTCATCCTTCTTATATTTTTTATAACTTGCTATTCTGTGTAGTTTCTTACCATCGTGTATCACCATTTCTCCTACTAAATACGGATAGTAACCATCCTCAAAATCCACACCACCACCACCAGTAGGTAACATGACAGGAAGAGTAAATGCACTTGTGTCTTTCTCACCCAACTCTAAAGTCGTATGTGGGTTATCAATATGCCAATTACCAGTAATTGATAACAACTTTTCATCCGATGGAAATATATGGAAAGCTGGGAGAGCCAAATCAAAATTAAAAAATATCTTTTCTCCTAACTCATTGCCAATAACATTAGTAATACGTTTATATAATGGACGAAAGGTTTTCATCAACACTGGGTTTAACTTATTAGCACCATCAAAGTATTCTTTAGTGTTGCCATCAAGGTAAGCAGATTTTCCTAAAGTAAAAAACGGGAAGTCGTCTGACCTTGATTCCCATAAATGTTTTAACTCTAAAACTGAATCAGCAACCTGATCCATCGGGTAATCTACCTTCACTGCTTGTTAGTCTCCTTCAATTGCTTAATTATCTTTCTCTTTCTATCCATCTTAGATTCCAAGTAGTCTATGTATATTAACATTTCATCCCAACATTTGTAAGCTTTCGATCTTCTAGTTGATATCTTTATCAGTTCTTTTCCTAGATGTTCTATGCATTCGCTCGGACGTTTCAGTTTCTTTCTCAAATCCAGTGACTTCATTTATTTTCTCCATGAAATAATCTATAGGAATAATGGAATAACATTTAGTGTCCCAAGGGTCATCTTCATATCTACACCAAGGTACAACAACTCTCCACTCTTCCCTGCTACGTCTGAAGAACAGCACTGGTATCCTATCTTCTGCCTGTTCAACAGTTTGTTCCCACCATTTCTCTATCTGTAATTTCTCTTGGAACTTTACTTCAATAGCGTACTCATCAAGACCCAGTATATCGAAGCCACCTTCTTGGGTCTGCATCAGGTTGCGTTTGAATTCACCACCAAGATGTTCAGCTAGTATCTGGCACACCTCTCTCTCCCCTCTCTGTCCCTTCTGTCTGCTTGCTTTCCCCATTGGCTACTTCTCCTTCACAACATGGTGAATAATTTTGTCCACATTTATTACATTGAATGTGTCCATGTATTTCTATTGGTATAGTTTCCTTGTGACATATAGCACATGTGACATAGCCTTTCTCTATCATCTTATCTCCTTGAGTAAAGGTTTAATGGGAACGGTTGTAACTCTGATTGTTCAGCAACATAAAGAGGGCCTTTCCCCCAATCATCAACATGATTTTCATTGATTATTTCATGGTTATACATCCAACCTGCTATAACATACGATGGCATACTGCCAGTTATTAAAACATAAACATCGCAGTCCTCTAACTTCTTTGAGTGACTTACCAAGAGTTTCCCATTAGGATACTTAGTTGTTTTTACATCAACAGTACAACCATGTAATGTAAAATCAAACTTACCCGGCACCACACCAAGATCAGGATAAAGATTACAGGCTTTAGCGAATACCAATTCACCACCTACACCCTCTACTTCAGTTTCGTATTCAGATTGAGGGCCTGCCTTCTGGTTTCGTATCCCATTCTTTCTATTACTGCTGTATCTTTCCTTCGCAAGAAAGTCTGCTATCCTTATTTCATTTTTGTTAAGCGTGTATTTTTCCATCTCGTATCCTATATTTCATTTCGGTTTCAGCTAGTCGTATAGCATGAGATTTCATTTGTGATACCTGCTCTACAACCATGCCAGTTTCGTTGTGAATACAATAAGCATGTATAGGGAACTTTAAATCTTTGACAACATAAGTCTTATATGATTCTGTTTCTGTTACTAACTCTTTTTTATTCCTGCCTAGTCTATCCATAGTAAACTCCTCTACCAAAATTTAACAAATTGTAGCTTAACTTTTTCTAACAAGTCAAAGTATTCTGCCCTGTCTCCTTCCGTTATATTATTTATATCTTTCTTTTCTAATTCCATTTTAGTAACCCACCTGTTGTAAGCTATTAACTCCACCCTGCTAAAATCATTTGGCACGATTGATCTGTTGCTCTCTACTTCATACCTAGCTTTCCTTAAAGCATCTTTCATTTCTTCTCTTGCCCTGTCCAAGTCATCTAATCTACTCATGTTCCCTCCTTTATTATTGTACCTCCGAACTTCTTACCTTGATGCAACCAATAAACATCATCCTTCTCCAGCCCTTTCAACTTAGGTAACTCACTCTCCATGAAGACAACTAGCTCCTGATTCTTTAAAAGATTAAAAGCCTGTGTGTCTCTAGCTAAGTAGAATGATTCACCTAACATTGGAGAGTGTAGCATTACATATCCTTTCTTCTTGTATTCATCTCTCCATTTTT